AAATAAGTTTTAAATGTAGCAGCACTTGTAACTCGCATAGTGCCACCATCATTATGTATAATACCATCACCATCAGCTACCGCTGTAGTTCCTACTGTAGCACCACCATCTATTAAATTAATTTCAGCACCTGTAGCTGTAATATCTGTGCCATCTAAATTTAATGTATCTACATTAGCTGTGCCATCTATAAATAAATCTTTAAATTCAAGAGAGGAAGTTCCTAAATCTACATCATTATCTGTAATAGGTACGATAGCACCATCTTGTATTCTTAACTGTTGTACTGCTGAAGATGATACTTCAACATAAAATTCTAAATGATTATTAGTTGTATCAACTAATATTTTATTTAATGAGTCAGCATCTCTAAGTGTACTAATAGGTCCACCCTCACCTGCTGTTCCATCATGTGAGTGTCCTGTAGTTGCATGAAATGCAGCTAATACTTGGTTAAACTCATCATTACTGTGAGCAGCCGTAATAGTATCACCTGTTGTATAACTTGACTGTCGTGCCGAATAGCCTGCCATTATCTCCTTCCTCCTGGGGTAAATTCTAATTGAAATCCTTTAACTGAAAATGAATCTGCACTATTTTGATCATCTATTTGTAATGCCACTGCAAAACCTGATCCCTCTACTGATTGTCTTACTAATGGAACACCCGATGCATCATACAAAGAACTACCATATTTAGCAGCTCCATATTGTCCAGCACCTCCTACACTAGGTAGTGCAATCTTAGCTGGTTGTGGACTATTTTGATCATCATAATTATATCTAAGAGCTAAATTTGCATCAATTGATGTACCTTCACCTTCATAGTTTAAATTAACTCTTTGCATATATTTTCTTACACCTGGATCACCCATTACCATATCAGGTGATCTGTATACTGCTTGGATAGTTGTAGTAGTTGCACCTGTAGCAAATGTATTACCAGTTTCCATTTTGTAAATAAAACCGTCATAACCACCAAATACTTGTGTTTCAGTTCCACTAATAAAATCTGAATCTGTGCAAGCTGGTTTTATACCAACCATATCTGCATATTCAAATCCAATAGATCCTGTATTAGGATTATTTTTTAATACACCTATAATACCCTTTGATGATAGTTGTCCTCTACCATCCACTGGATAAAATAATCTATACTGTGATTTTGATCTTATAACTATAGATGATATTCTATCTAAACCTATATCATCAATTCTAGTTTGTATTTGTCTAGATATAGATCCAAGTTCAACGTCACCAATTCTAGCTGTACCAGCAATAGTTCTTAATCCATCTGGTGCTAAAAATATTACATCACCACCAATCTCTTGAATACTACCACCATCTCTACATCCAATATTTCTAGTAACTTCTTGAACAGCAAAATTACTTGATGATGTACCTGTTAATTTATAAATTCTATCTTGGCAAAATATAATTAGTTCATTCCTAAATACTTTTAATCCAACTACAGTAGAGTCAACTCTAAATGATCCTGCACCACTAGCTGATGTAAAATTATCTTCTGCAAATGGTACACTAAATATAACTTCTTCAGGATTACTTGCACCAGCATAAAACATATGATTTTGAAATGCTTTTACAAATTTAGGATTGGTAGGTGCTGTCCCTCCACCAGTTGCATTTACAACATCTACAGCAAAACTAGAATTAATTATTTGTGCAGGTGAATGACCTGTAGCAATTACTATTTTTTCAGTTCCATTAAAATTAAATTTTTCAAAATCGTATGCTCTAGTGGATGTCCCTAATCCTGTAGTTAAAGTTGTAAAACTACCTGATGTAGTCCCTCTATGTATATCTCCACCTCTAGCAACAATTACTTGACCATTAAATATTATAGAGCAATCTACAGTTAAACTACTATTACTAGATCCTTGTGGTACAATTGTAGTATTGTATTGGGCAGTACCACTAACACGTCTATATCCACCTTTTATATCAGGTTCAAAATTTTGTAGTATAAGAGCTTCTCCAGGTCTCATAGAAAACACATCTTTATTTAGTGTTAATCCACCTGCACAACTCACTACAAAAGGTGATATAAGGTCAGTAGTTGGCATTTTATTATGTTCTCTTTTCTGCTAATTTTTGTAATTCGTCTAATTCTGGTTTTAATAATTTAAATTTTTCTAAATATTTAGTTGTGCTTTCTCCAGTTTTATATCTTCTAATATATTCTTTAATTTGAGGTATAGTCATTTTATCAGACACATCAGCTACTTTCATATTTAATTTTTCTGTAGCATTTTTTTCACCATCCATGTTATCAGTAATTTTCATACCATTTTTTTCTTGCTCTTTAAATTTATCTCTAATAGCCATAATATACTTTTACCTCTGTTTATTAACTTTTAAAATATCTTTTAAAATTTTTATACCCATTTCCCTACCTTTAGAACTCATTATACTAGGGTCTTTTAATGCTCTACTATATCCTAATTTTTTTAATTCCATTTGCTCTATTTTTGTAAAAGGATTTATTACTTCAGCCATTAATTTTTTATTAGCGTTTTTTTCACCATCCATATTATCAATAATTTTCATGCCATTCTTTTTTTTATCTTCTTCTTTTTTAATAGCCATTAGTTTACTCTACCTCCTATATTAGTAGCAATACTTTCTGCAATTGAATCACTACGCATATAGTCATTTTTAGTAGCGTAGTCTACTTTTAATAATCTTAATTTTCTTTGAAAATCTCTAT